TAATCATTTGTTCATTTAAGGAAACAGTATCCTCGCCAACATAGAGCCAACCAAGAAGCCTACCATACTTCCCCATGCCACCCACAAGTTCAGTTCTAATAGTGAGTTCTTCATCTCCATTAATAGTATCCTCCAAGTGTTTCTTCATCCAATCAGTAGCATCAAGTCCCAATGCTTTCTCTTCTAAGTCTCTAGTCCTCTTCTCTGGGGTATCCACTCCCGCAATTCTTACCCGTTCTTTCTTGAATAAATCGAATCCAAGATCTATGGTGACATCTATCGTATCTCCGTCTAATACCTTGTCTATCGATACTACTCGGAAGTTGTAACAACTCTTCCTGCTTGGTGGAACCATCTTCCCCATCTTCATACTCCGTAAGTGTATTATTTAGCATCTCCTCAACAGAAGTTCTACTCTGCTCAGCTTCCCAGTTCCTCAGATCCTGTATCCACTGGTTGGGGGTGGTCGCTATTATTAATGGGGTTAGGATTCCAATCATCGTATTTGAATACCCAGTAGATTGTAACACATACCCCTACAAGAAGTATAGCTATCATAATATTTACACTATGAACAACCTCACTCATCCTAATAGATCTGGAGGGTGACTATGCTTTTCAAGTTTACCTGACATATCATATGCCTCTTTACTTCCACCATGTCCATGAGCTATACCCAACTCATGCATCTTTGCATGTTCATCAATAGGATCTCTTAGTTCTTTCTTACCTGCTCCTACTGTAAGATAAAGTCCATAAGCAACTAAACCTACAACAAGTAAACCAAAGAACAATATCAATCCTTGGTCTGGTGTTAAATTTAAATGAGGAATCAGGGCATCAGGCTGCTTCTCCCATGTACCAGGTAGATTATACACTGATGGTTTTGATAAGAAAATCATAATTAAATACTTAGTAAAGTTATTATACCATACTATTTACGCATATGCTTGTGCTGCTAACCAGACTGATAGACTTAAAGATGTTCCCATGATGGTGAGTCTACTCATCCACCACATTATTTCATGTTTCATAACTAATGTCCCATTGGAATACCAGCTGCCATCATCTTAGAAATATTATCTACTTCCTCGTTAACGCAGTAATCGACAAAATGAGGATGCTCCCTTAACGCAGGAACATCCTCTTTGGATTTCTGTATTGCTTCATATGCATCTACTGCATACTCACATATCTCATGATGTTTGTGTTGTAGGTCGTGATAACCTACTGTATAATGCTTCTGTTGAGTCAGGGGCATGATCATTCAATCCCATACTGATATATTTATCTTTAGTATAGTAAAAAATACTCATTATGGTGTGAGACCCAACACTGAGTTAGAGTATCAACGCACCAAGTATAAACCCCTTTCCAAATGCTAAACAAAGCATTTGATAGTCTGTAAGATTAAACTTATCTTTGATCTTTTTTGCCCATGCCTTGTCCCAATCTTTAACCTTAGTAAAAGCTTCTTTAATATTAAGATTCCACATCTTCATCTTCCTCTATCTTTAATTGTTTTCTTAAGAAAAGGATCTCCTTTTTTAATTCATCCTTTTCAATCTTCAGTTGTTCGATTTCTTGTTCGTAAACAATAATCATTTGCTCAAGTCGTACTACATCATTCTCAAGATCCCACCTTGGTTTGGGATACGGTGTGTTCATTTGAATAATTAGTTATTCATTTAATGGTTTCTTTATCTTTACATTTTATAAGGTTCTTGAGGTTTAGTATCAGTAGTAATCTTAAGAGGAGCTTGTTCAATCCTAATAGTTTGAGTAGGACCAGCTTTTGCTAAGATAGCTTCAATATCTTTTGCTGTAGCAGGAGCAGGACCACCATTACTACCATTACCATTACCATTCATCTTCATAGTGCCATCACCTTTCTTAGATGCAGTCTGAATTCCAAAGCTAGCTAAAACTCCTGTAAAAACCGAAGCAATAAAAGTTGGATCTATTTTCTGTTGTGGTACACCTGGAATCGCAACATAATTTAAAGTCAAAATTCCACCTGACCAGGCAAGAACCGTAATTCGCACCATTGTCGAGATGATTGCTGCTTGTTCGTCAGCATCTGGTATGATAGCAGATTTTACTTTACCAAAGAGACCTTTTTTTTTCTCTTCAACTTCTTCTTTAATTTCTTTTACCTCTTCAGGCATAGCACTATAGCAACTACGCTATTTAGAAAGTAGGGATTCCTAAACCACCACCAGGAACTGGAGAAGATGCTTGTGGTTGAGTAGTAGGAAGTCCTACGTCTCCTGTAAGAGCACCACCAAGAGCACCACCACCAACTTTCTTCAACACTTCTTCAATTGCTTTCTCTTTTACATCTTCAATGATTGCTTCTCTATTTACATAGACATATGTTCCTGTACCAATGATACCAGCAAGTCCTACTGCTGAGATTGATGCAAGCACATTAGCAATGCCATTGAAACTAATTTTTTTACAAGACATTCTTATTTCCTATAAGGTGTTTTATTTATACAGCTGCCTTATAGTAGGATCTATAGTAAGAAACAATACCGTTTGTTATCTTATGACCTTTCTGTACCCATTCATCTGCGCATTCATAAATGGATTGATTTGAATATTTACCTTCTCCAAATTCTCTAAAAAGAATTAGTAATGCTTGTTGACGTAATTTCAACTCCTCATCAGTGTAGTGTTCCACAATTAATCCTCCATCATAAAAGACATCATAGTCATAAACATAGTAGTTGTCATTACAACACCAACTACCACCATGAAAACCATCTGGTAAATTTCTGTAAAATTGATCATTAAATTAGACCTAGAGAACCTGCAGTCATTCCCACTGCAACAAAAAATCCAAACTCTAGAAGATCTCTAGAACCTGGAGGGATAGATGTTAATAGTATTGCAAGTGGAATCATTGAAATACAATTGAAAATACATTACTGTATGCTGTTGCTGCTAAGAGGCAGCCAAAAACTATGAAAGGCATTTGATTAATAGTAAACTGATCACTCCAACCATTGCTAAACGTCCATTCCAACGTTCAGCAAATCTCCAATATG